AACTGGTCTTTTCTCTTTTAAATCTAGCCTTTTCTTTAGCACTCATTTCACTTGTAGTCTTTGGTGTTTTACTACTAATTCTTTTTGATGGTCTACAGGCAGGGTAACCACGTTGATCACCTTTCTGTCTTCCACAGGGTTTACCTGTTTTAACATCTACCCACTTTTCTTTAAACCATCTTTTAAGACTCATTTGCCTACTTCTTTCTGTGCTGCTGTATGTGCAGCTTTAAATGATTTACCTTCACGCATAAGTTTCTTCATAAGGTTCATGTGTTTAGGTGTGTGATGAACTGAATGTGCTTTCAGCTTTTTCATCTGGCTAAGATTAAGCTTTGCCATTTTTCTTTTTCTTTTTAGATTTACGAAGAATCATAAGATCTTCTCTAGTGATTTTGCCATCACCAGTTTTGTCTAGTTGTTTTTGTTTTTTTGTTAAAGGCATGATTAAGTTTTACGATAACCTCCACCACGTTTTTTGTAAGTTCTAACCAACCAAGCATTAGCATAAGCAGAAGGATAGACTCTAAACTTCTTCTTTGCTTCTGACTTTACCCTTGCATAAAGCTCTGGGTTGGTTGGTTTGTTTGCCATAGTTAACCTTGATTAAAGACATTAGATCCTTCATATCGAGCATACACACTTTGGGTGTAAGCCACATCTTTACCATAACGCGGATCGCTTACAGCAGCTTCTACTTCTGCTGCTGATTGGAATGGCCTAGGTCCACTTTGAGAAGCACGACCTGATACTAAGTTTGGTTCAACACCCATAGCGTTATTGTATTGAGAATAAAGACCTTGCACTGCAAACTTAATTGCAGTTGCATTTGCTGTTTCAGTTAAAGAATTAAACTCCTTAACTTCATTAGCAGGAAGATTGTTTACGGCCCATTCCACCATCTTACCGTAATTTTCATCTCCACCAACAGAATCTTTTATTCCTTGTATTTGTGCAGAAGCAATATCTTCACCAGTAGCAGCACCACCTCTAAGTCCATCAAGATAAGTGTCAATTACTTGCTTAGAAAAACCTGCTTCTCCAAGCTTTGCATAATCATCATCATTAATTTCACCTGTCTCTTGAAATCTGGTAGAGATTTCCTGTGCATCAATACCAACTTCTTCTAATACAGAAGCAAGACCATCACCATAAAACTCTTCCGCATTAAATTCAGTACTGTCAGTAGTCTCTGTTTCTTCTTCTGCGGGTGGTTGATCTTCTTCTGTTACCTGCCCAAGCTTGCCTTCAAGTTCTTTGTAACTGGCAGCTAAGTCTTCTACTGATTTGAACTTACCTAAGATAAGACCATTATCATCAGTCTCATTTTTAGCTAAAGTTTGTAAGTCTTCAGCAGACATTGGTGGTGTCTCTGAGACATTAACCTGGGATGAAGTCATAATATTTGTCTAGTTATAAGTCATTGTACGACCATTTTTAGTTTCGACCACTCTTGGCTTTGTAGGGGTAGGCTCATCGTTGACACCTAACTTGCTGACAACAGCCTTTGCTGGTTCTGTTTTTGCTTTAAGATCAGGCTTCTTGCTCGGCATTAGTTTCCTCCGTTAGTTGCTGTGCTTGTGCATTATTTTTAGGATCAAGTAAAGGTGATCCAAGAGCAGCAGGTCCAAGATGTTGTATAAGCTGCTGCTGTTGCATAGCTTGCATCTCAGCCTGTATCTCTTCTTGTGTCTTCACTAGGTTAGCAGTATCTATACCAATTGAATTTGCTAGACGTTTTATTGCTTCATCTACATTCATGTATTGTCTCATAATATCTGGACCTAAAGCTTGTGACACCGTTCCAATAAATTCAACAAGCTTATTACGATCATTACCACGACCAAGACCTTGAACACCTGTAACGATTTTAGGTTTAACTATTTTTTCTGGTAGTTTCGGAGCTTTACCAGAACGTACGAGCATGTGCATCCTACGTTTTAGGTATGGCAATTGAAATTCTTGAGTAAGGATGCTGTAAATACCACCAAGACTGTTTTCCAGTTCATTAGCCATCATGGTAACTTCTGCTGCTGTTACTCTTTCTGCATCTCTCTGTACAGAACGTGCCATGAGAAAAGCATATTCAAGTCTTGATTCAATTCTTTGTATTGCAGAGAAAGATACGTTGAAGTCTGCTCCCTTGTTGACTTGCATCACAGAAATATCTGCTGCACTACCTTCTCGTATTGCACCGTTGGGAGCCTTTGCTAAAGTCGCTGCTCTTGTTACACCATTAGGATTTACAAGGAATAAAGTCTTAGCTGATGCTGCTGCACCCTCTATGATTGCTTGCATCAAAGCTTCTAAACTAATTAAGTCTCCTCTATATTCTTCTACATATCCTCTACCATAATCTTCACCATCTATCCGAACAAACCTAAGAGTAATCCAAGGTGATACATCTACTTTTGATCTACCATCAGTACCTGGTATCTTTTCTCCTTTACATTCCTGATACCACATGAAGTCATCGTTTACTCTCTTGATGTATGTATAAATATCAAGGTCACTATCCATTGTCTTTTCATCATAGTTCTCTTTCTTTTTGATCTGCTCTAAGAACTCTGGTGATAGTGCATTCGGGTGTATTGATTCTTGTGTGATGATTTCTAATACATTACCAACTGCATCTCTTTTACAAACAAACTTTGATAGTGGATATACTTTCAGTCCATTATCTGTGAGATAGAGAAGAACATTCCCTCCAACAATCAGATGTTTCAATGCTTCAAACATTGCAACCCTATCGTTAGAGATCTCTATCTCATTCATCAAAGCTGTTTCTATTGTTCTTAATCCTTTATCTATTTCTGTTTCTAATCCTTCTTGTCCTTGCTTTAACAATTCAAGACTATCAATACTTAGTTTGAAGAAAGCAGTAGATGGAGGTAGCAATGCAAATAATAATTTTGACGCAAGGCTGTTCACACCTCTAGCACCTACTGCTTGAAAGGGAGTTTTAATTTTAGCTCTTGTACCTGTTGTACTTTCTGGTATCAAGCTAGGTATAGTCAGCTTAGAAGATTCTTTGGCTTCTCTATCAAAGGTAGATCTTGCACTTTGTAGTTGTGCGTATCTACCAGCAGCAGTTTTTCCTTGTTGGTTTGAATAATTCATTTACATATAATTAATACCTTAAGTTGTTACCCTTAGTTCGTGTTCCATCTAATAAAGGTATCTGTAATGATTGAGTACCTAGTCTCATAGGGGCTTTCGCTTGTTGATTTTGTTTTTTAGTTCTTTTAGTACCAACAACAACTTTATCAGCAGTCTTTTCTGGTCTTGGTGCAGTAGGTTGTGGTTCTGGTAATGGTGGTGGCTTTGGTGTTCCTAAACACATAACTAATTCTCCAAGACTGATTGGTTGAGCATCGTATCCTTTTGCCTTTTTTGTTGTTCGATTAGAAAATCAACAACATACCGTTGCCCTGCTCTATACCATACCTCTCTATCAGATAAAGACAAATCAGGATGGCGATTAGGAAAGATTTGATCTAAGGCAAAAATCATTTCATCTGTAATTACTGGTAGCTTTTCAGATGACATGATTAATAAGATTTATATTTATTGTAGTTCACTTTTGATAATAAAGTATAGCAGGTTTTAATTTATGTGATAAGGTTAATATGCTTATCCAGGCAACTAAGAAATACCAACAGCCCATGCTACTGCGTTGTTGGTGTTTTTTTATGGAGTCCAGAGAGATACTTCTCCAGTGTTGTAATCAAAGTCTCCATCTCTCAGTATTCTTGCAAGCTGTGCATTAAGAACAGCATCAGCAAATTTATATTTCTTTTTCTCATACGCAGCTACTACTTTCTCCCACATCTGTTCTAGTGTTTTAGCTTCACCTAGTATCTTTTCTGCTGTTACTGGTCCTACTTTATCTATACCAAAGTAGTTATCAGTAGAGTCACCTGTAAGAGCTTGTATCATCCAATGTCTATCAGCTTTGCGTTTGGTTATTAGTTCCATGTCATCACCTGCTAACAATGTGCAAGGTACAGATCTCATGTCCTTATCAACTGAAACTATTATTGGGTTGTCGTATTGTTTTGATGTTGCAAGCAAAGCCATAACATCATCTCCTTCCAAGCCATCAAAACTTTTTGAATCGTATCTTTCTCTCACCTGTTCTACTATCTTACGAAGACCCAAAGGTTTTCTTTTGTTCTTTCTATTAGCTTTGTACTCTGGATATATTGTATGTCTAAATGTTGGGTACTCAGTAAAGCACATGACAACATCTTTATCGCCTTCGGCTATAGCTTGATAGTAAGAAACTCTACCATCAACCATTTCATTTACATCTCTTTCATCTGCATGAAGTGTGTGTAGGTTACTATCCCACTGTATGTCTTGCTCACATGCACAACATGAAGAATAGATAAGCCAATCAGCATCAATAAGTAAAGTCATTGGTTTCCAAAATAAGATTCCATAGGTACTACAAGTCTTCCTGTCTTTTCGTCATACAATAATTTATCTACTGGTCCTGTCATTCCTGTGTGTCTATTCTTCAATACTCGTAGCTGTAACTCTGCTCGTTCTGCATAGCTTTCCGACTGCTGGTTTCTTTCACATGCCACTACCAAGTCACTTAGTTGTGCTATTGAATGACTAGACCTCAGATGATTAAGACTTACCTTATTACCTTCTTCATGTCCTTTACCTTCTGGCCTACGCAGATGAGAAACGATAACCAAACCTATACCAGTAGATTCAACCACCTGTCTAAGTTTGGTACAGACCACATCTAAAGCTCTTCTCTCATCAAGATCACTAATACCAGAAACAACTATTGTTAAATGATCCAAGATAACAACATCTACACCTTCTGCTGTTGCAAGATATTGTATCTGTTCGACTAATCTATCAGGATCAATAGACCCAAAGTGATCATATAAGAATAGTTTTCCTGTACCAAACAGTCTGTCAAACGATTGTTTTAGCCCTTCTGTTTCTTCTACATTATCCTCAAGATGCAGGGGTTTATTCATCTCTACACCGAGTATCCCCTGCATTGTTCTTTGTACCGATTCTTCAAGAGCTATATAACCTACGGTCAAACTATTCTTCATGAAGTGATGTGCTAGTTCACGACATATAGTTGACTTACCTGTACCACTACCTGCTGCTATGCAAAGCATCTGCTGTTTACGAAACCCTTTACAAAACTTGTCTAGTTCTGGGAAAGGAAAAGAACAAATACTGTTACTGCCTTTTTTTGTTAGTTCTGTCCAGAGGTTAGAGGCGTTAAGGATGCCATCTGGTCTAACAGGTGTTGCTTTCCATAGCAGATCTCTAAGTTCTTCCCCTTCACCTGCGATGAGCATTTCATTAGCGTCTTTTCTAGGGAGTCTACATATTGCTGCCTTACCAGGAGGTAAGATTTTAATTGCTTTTTCGGCAGCAGCCATGCCAGGCTCGTCACTGTCAAAACAAATTACTATTCGTACAAATTGAGATAACCATTTTAAATTTGCAGCTATATATTTATTAGCTGATTGTGATCCCGAAGGCAAACTTACTACAGGGTACTTGTTATTTTGTGCTTGCGAGACTGACATACAATCAATCTCTCCTTCTGTAATGGTGACAAACATATTACCTGTATTAACTTGTCTCCATAATCTCTGACCCCATAGCTGTAGATCACTTACATCACCAAGCCAAATAAATTTTTTGTTCTGAAATCTTATATGTTGTGCAGTTTGTACTCCTAACTTGTCCTCATAAGTAGCGACCTGTACTGGTTGTCCATTGTGTTCTGATATTCCATAGTTAAACAATTCACAAGTTTCTTTTGTGATCGCACGTTTTGGTAGTGCCTTTGGTGTGACAAATTTTAGTAATGGTTTCTTCACTGGTTTAACAAAAGATTTTCTGGGTTTATCTTTTTGTGGTTGCTGCGTGTAGCCACAACCAAAACAATAACCATGCCCATCGTCATAGATGGCTAGGTTATCTTTACTGCCACACTCAGGGCAGCCTTCTTTCCTGACATACTTACTTTTAGTTTCCATACCATTCTTCTGGGATAGAGCCATGACTCCAGAGAAAACCATGCTTAGTAGCCCAAGCACCATACGTTAAACTTCTTTTGCCACGACTCAATTTTGCTTTGCTGTTTTGAAAACAGAACCTAATATCTAGGTCGGGTCGTTGCGCCTTGATCGCAACATGTTTTCTGCGGTCTTCCTTTGAGAAGAAGCCTTTAGTTTCAATACAGATGCCGTTGTTAAGGATGAAATCAGGCTTATAAGTGCAACTGATTTGGTAGTCAATATCGAGTGTTTCATAGGTAAAAGAAACTTTATTTGCATGTAATGTAGCTGCTATTGCAGCTTCAAACTTGCTCCTAAAATTCGTCTGCTCCGACTGTTTCAAACCCTGCTTTCGCTTTGGGCTTCTCCTCTTCGATGGTTGCTTCTTCTGTTTCAAAGCCGTAGCCTTGTGCGGTTTTTGTGTACTCGACATGGTTGTGAATGATGACAGCTTCTGGTTGGATCTTTATACCAACACCAAAGCTAGGATTTTCCCACCCACTGCAACGCATGTTGACTTGACCTGTTGTACCAGGACCACACTTGTTTACCTTCTCCTTCTGATCTTCTGACATAGGAGAACCATCAGCATTAAACAAAACAGGTGGTCTTTGTTTCCACTGTGTACCATCTGCCCTTACTCCTCCACCTTTCATCTTGGTTTTGATTCTAAAGTATGGCTTGCCATCTATATCTTCATAGCCAAAAGGTAAAGGTGCTAGTTTGTATTTCTTTGTAGGATTAGCAATTTTTAATTGACTCTTCCATCTTTCAAGAAGACCATCTAGCTGGTCACTTATGTCTTGAGATTTTTCTGGATCTATAAGACATTCAACTTGCCAAATCCCTGACGCATCAAACTTAGTGTCGGGTTCTACCAGCCATGCAAATTGAAATAGGCACACTGGTGTTGTGATGTTAATAATTTCTGATTTAATCATTTGGAAATTTCAGTTAAAGTTTTCTTTTAATTGCATCCATGTTGGATGTATCACTGATAGTACCGTAGAAAAATTACTTGTCACGCATTTGTTCAACTAAACACATATGGTGCTAATAAAACTTCACACACATCAAAATCCCCTATGTCTGGTGGTATAGGTAGCTTATCTGGATCGTCTAATTGTTCTACTGCTTGCTGATATAAATCTTCTAATAAGTTTTTACTATACATATCGACAAAACTTTCTTTTACATAACCTATAAATTCTTCTATATGTGCAGCAGGTGAACCAAAACAATCGTGTATTGTACAGAATTGATTAAGACCACTAGCTTTACTTTTTTGTAATGCTAAATGTACATTAGCAGCATCTAAACTATGAACAAAGTTTGCTGCAAAACTCTGTGTAGATTTTCTTTTGTCAACCTCTGTTGTATTACAATTAAGTGACAACTGTACAGTCGTAGCATGGAGTTTGGTAGCAATTCTTTTTATATTAGACTTGTAATAATGCTGCTTAACATAAAACTTAGAAGGTGTAATCCATGTCATATCTTTATCTTCTTTACCAAAACATCTTGCTATCTCTGCTAAATA